CAAGCCCAACGTCGTGGAGATGGTCGAGGACGCCATCTCTTACGCTCGGGACATGCGCTTTGAGGAAGAGAACCGCATGTACCAGTGGGATCTGGACTGGGCGCAGGAAGAACTGGACCGCCGATCAGCCCACTAAAACAACCCCCTTGCGCTAATCACGCGAGGGGTCTAATCTCTACGCAACCAGCTTGAACCCAAACGATACCCAAACACACAGGAACACGAACATGGACATGTACTACTACTGCCGCAAGTGCGATACCGAGTTTGAGTGCACCGAGGTTTATAGCAACGCCTACGGCGATTGGGATGTCTGCCCGTACTGTCTTGGTGAGGACTACTACGAGTTGGAGTTCAAAGAGGAAGAGCTGCTTGAAGACGAGTGACTTCTGGTCGCTGTACGGGCTGACTCCAAAGCCCGTCAGATTCTGTCCGCTCTGTCACACGGAGCACTATGGCAAGTGTCACTTCTTGCGTGGACGAAAGCACGCTAAGGCAAAAGCCGAAGAGGTCGCGAAGTGGAATGCCGCGCAGCAAGAGCGTAAGAGACTCTTTCACGCGCAGAAATTAATCAAGGAGTTATGTGATGCCGTCGAAACTGGAAGACGAACAGCAAGACCCACGGGTTGGCTCGGTCGAAAGCCGGGTCCGAAAAGTAGACTGGCTGTGGGGACAGATCAAGGACAAGCAAAGAGAAATACGCTTACTAGAAAACGAACTAGCGAGGACAACGAACGATGAATATCTGGATCACGATCCTAGATTGGATTAAGCGACGCAAGGCAGAAGCATACCGAGAATGGGCGAGTGTCCCGGAGCCGAACTGGGCTTGCTCACGCCGACGCAGCGGGGGGAACTACTGGTGAAGATTGAAACTAGAAAGCCGCGCACTTCAAAAGACGCGCAGATGGAAGAGATTGCCAAACTACTGGCACAGCTTGACGCCATGGAAATTGAGAAGGCCAGAGAGCGAGGCGAGATGATCTTTATTGAGATCATGGTGTTCGTTTTTGGCTTGATGCTTGGCTTCGCCATCGGGAGATTGTGGTAATGAAAATCGAAGTCAGCTCCGACCTGCTCGAAGAGATCACGGCAGCGGAATTGCAGCGCACCATGAAGCAACTCCAGCAAGACTACAAACTCCGCAAGTCAGGGAAGTGGATGGCGATATTCGATACCGACAAGGCAGCGGATCTGGCAGAACTGAAACGGCACATCGACGCATTCAAGTTGGTGGGAAAGTATTACGGAGCGAAGCTATGACCCGCGACGACATCATCCGACTGGCGCGAGAGGCTGGGTGGAAGCCTCTTGGTGAAAACCCAAAAACAGAGTTTACTTTTTTTCTTGATAATCTTGAACGCTTCGCTGCCCTCGTTGCCGCAGCCGAGCGGGAGCGCATGGATCTGAACGCCATTCATTCCTGCCACGCGGAATGCCAGAACCCTTTCTGTGTACGAGTGCGCGAAGCCGTAGCACATGAGCGGGAGCAATGCGCGAAGTTGTGTGAGAACGGTCCGCTACCGAAAGAATCAACGACATTGACGCATATTCCGACACTTGTGGGATGCGCCGCCGCCATTCGGGCGAGAGGAGAGAGCAAATGATCAGGATTAATCGTGAAGTAACGTGTGAATTTTGTGGCGAAGAGTTTTTTAAGGATAGCTGGACATTTGTCTTTGATTCCGCTCTGCCAGATATCCCTAGAGAAAACAAAATTGGATTAAGCCACGCCTGTAATGAGTGTGTTGATGCGGCTAAAAAAGCCGCCAATACAGAGCGCGAACAAAAAGGCATCAAGTGGGAGGTAGAACCATGAACGACCCGATGGCACGAGGCGGAGTGCGCCGCTACTTGGACACCGTAACCCCCGAGGAGTACATCCCCGACACGGGCGAGGTGAACCTAAAGGAGATGACACTCACGGGGCTGGCGGATCTATTCGGCAGCGACAAGGGCAACGTAAAGCATTGCTATACAGACGTATACGAGCGCATCGTAGCCGAGATGATCCGCACCGAGGGACAACCCCGGCACAAGTGCGTGTTCGAGATAGCCGAAGCCGGTGTAGCGTGTGGCGCATCACTCCACATGTGGGCGCACTATCTACCGGCATCGAACATCACGGGCTTCGACATCCGCGAGGAGTGCGCGAGCCTGTGTAAAGACCTGCCGAATGTGGACATCCACATACTGGACTTGTGTAAGAACGCACCGCCCGATGATGCGATGTACGACCTGTTCATCGACGACGCGAGCCACATCTCCGAGCAGATCATTGAGATGTTTGGGATGGTCTGGGATCACATCCGACCGGGTGGGTACTACGTCATTGAAGACTTGAAGTGTACGTACAACGACGCCTACACCAACCAGTTCCGTCAGTACTTTGACGCAACCGCAGTCAACAGTCGTGAGACGGTGATGGCATTCATGGATCAGATCATGCGGATTGTCGATGCGCGTGGACAGATCGCAGAGTTTAGTTACTACCCCCAACTTTTAGTGATTCGCAAAGGTGAAACATGACCGACAGTAGTTCTATCAGCAGCGAGGTGGACTTTGATTACCTTGCTAACCCGACGACCAAGACTGAAGAAGAGGTCTGGTGCAAGATCAACCCGGAAGGGAATCTAGAGCATTTTGATTGGAACTTTGTGGAGAAGACAGCGCGAGAGTTTGACGCAGCCGGAGCGGTAGCCCCGAAGAACAACGCGCAGATCATCTGCAAGCTCGCAGTCCTGATCCGTCAGCAGACATTAGAACAGGCAGCGCAGTTACTCTTGAAGTACAAAGATGTATCAGCCGCATCATCAGTCGTGGTTTTGAAAGATCTTTTGGAGGAAGAAGTATGAGCAAGAAGGAAGACAGCGCAGCCTACGGTATGGAGTTGCGGGATTACTTTGCAGCAGCCGCCGTTCAGGGAATCCTTGCGGGGCATCAAGACGGAGCGCACCCGAACATTCACAGCCTTGCGCGAGATGCTTATCGCGTAGCCGACGCCATGTTGAAGGAGCGAGAAGAACAATGAGCCGCTTTGTTTTCTTTCATGTTGGAGCGGACGTTACCTTCCCGACCAAGATGGTGGCATCGCTGAAAGCAGTGATGCCCGATGCCGAAGTCATCATGTGTACCGATGACGCCACCCCGAAGGTCGATGGCGTTGATGAGTACAAATACTCCAAAGGCGACCCGGCACAGATTATGTACTGGCGAACCCGCGCATTCGCAGAGGCACGGCTAACAAAGCCTGCTATGTACATCGACACCGACATGCTGTTCGTTCTGCCGGTTAACCCGGAAGCGATTCTGGGCAATAAGGAAGTGATCTTCTGCCGCAGATCGTTTGATCGTGATATGGGATTCAACGGAGAGCAGCGAGGCGGAGTGTTCAAGAAGTATCACAACATCCCGCTCGGTACGCTGTACCCCTATCTCGGCTGCGCGACGATCACGAGCAACTACCATGCGTGGAAGTGCATGGCGATCCTGATGGGATTCATGGATCAGAATCTGCGCTCGTGGTACGGAGATCAGGAGGCACTCAAGGTCTACTCGCACATGCTATATACGCACCTCGTTGGCGAGATGGAGGAGAGCGAATATGCCTGTCTACCGGAGCGTGTTATTGGGGGACACGTACCCAAGATTCTGCACTTCAAAGGACCCGCTCGTAAGGAGGCGTTCCTCAATGCTTAAGGTCTTCATCGGATGGGACAGTCGCGAAGAAGCAGCGTATGAGGTGTGCAAGAAGTCGCTTGAGCTGCACACTTCAGTCCCGCTCGACATCACCCCCATAAAGCAGAACGATCTGCGCGAGCAAGGTATCTATTGGCGTGGGGTCGATGCGCTCGCGTCTACGGAGTTCAGCCTCACGCGGTTTCTGACTCCACACCTCGCGGGGTACACCGGCTGGGCGGTCTTTGTAGACTGCGATTTTCTTTTCCGGGGGGACATCGCGACTCTGCTTGACTACGCCGACGGGGCAAAAGCGTGCTTCGTGGTACCGCACAATTACCGGCCTACCGAAACGGTCAAAATGAACAACCAAGCGCAACACGTTTACCCCCGAAAGAACTGGTCTAGTTTCATGTTCCTGAACTGTGAGCATGAACAAGTTAAGAAGCTAACGCCAGAGATTGTGAACATCGCGACGCCGAGTTATCTTCACCGGTTTGAGTGGTTATCTGACGATGTGATCGGACACTTGCCGATTGCATATAACTACTTAGAAGGTTGGTACACCAAGAACGACTGCCCCAATCCGATAGCAGTACACATGACCCGAGGTGGCCCGTGGTTTCAGGATTGGACTCATGTGGAGTACGGCAAGGAATGGATGGCCGTGGCGTCAACACTATGAACAAGTATCAAAAGACAATTCAGAAGATTGAAACCGCGTTTCAGGCTGCGAAATACGCTGAAGCGATGGATCTCTGCAACTACGCGATCAGCCTATTCCCAAAGGACATCGTAGCGTACCGGGCGAAGGCTCGACTGTTACAGATTCAGCGGGACTTTGCGGGAGCGGAAAAATACTACGATGCCTCCGAAAAGCGCGGCAAGCTCACGGCAGATGATCTTGTGAATCGTGGCATCGTGAAAGCCGAGCAGCAGAAGTATGACGCTGGCATCGAAGACTTCACGGCTGCGCTTAAGATCAAACCGGACTATCTTCATGCGTACATCCAGCGAGGCGCTGCCAGTTGGGAGATGCGACGGTGGAGTGAGGCGCTGGAGAACTTCCGCAAGGCGAACGAGATTGAACCCAACGACGCCAACGCGCAGTGGATTCTGGGGCTACTACTACTTCAACAGAACGAGTTCAAAGAAGGCTGGCCGTTATATGAGACGCGCTGGCGGAGCGACCGGTTCAAGAGCCGCCGTCTCGTAACCCAGAAGCCGCAGTGGAATCTAGAATCCAAAGCCAAGTCTGTGTTGGTGTGGGGCGAGCAGGGCATCGGTGATCAGATCATTTATGGCTCTCTGTTACCCGCTATCCGGCAGCGAACCGATAAGGTCACCGCGATGGTTGACCCGCGCTTGATCAAGATCTTCAAGACTTCGATGCCGGACATTGACTTCATCGCCAACAGCGATCAGGTACCGGCTGCGTTGCACGAGGAACAGATTCCGTTTGCGAGTGTGGGCTGGTCTTTCATCAGCGAGAAGGACGACATCCAGAAGTACGCAGCGCGGAACTTCTTGCAGGCTGACCCGGAGTTGGTGAAGAAGTACCGCGAAGAAGCAGGACTCGACCCGAACAAGCTGACGGTGGGTCTATCGTGGGTGAGCGCAGCCATCAAGATCGGACCTCACAAGAGCGTCAATCTGGAACAGCTCCTACCGATCATGAAGCAGGATGTGAATCTAGTGAACCTGCAATACGGCAGCGACAAGAAGGCGGTCGATTACTTTAATCAACAGCACGGCACGAACATCGTCACGACTTCGGTGGACTTGTACAAAGACATCGACGGCCTCGCTGCGCTATGTCAGATGTGCGATGTAATCGTCGCGATTAGTAGCTCAACCGTGCATCTAGCTGGGGCGCTGGGACGACCGGTGCTATTGATGGATGCGAACAAGCTCTGGTACTGGGGTAACAAGGATGGCGACCGAAGCCTATGGTATCCCAGCATCCGCATCTTCCCGAGGGACAACATGATTGCACCTTGGGATAACGTCATCGAACAAGTCACCAAAGCGGTGGAGGGAATGATCCATGACAATAGATAGAGAATCCCCGCCCGGAGCATGGGCAGAGGAGTTACGAGCCGCGCCTTGGGGCTACGGTCAAAGCCAAGCCAAAAAGGTTGAGGTTGCTTTGAACAACGTCCACAAGGCAGGACTTTGGGATGAGTACAAAGTGATCCAGATGGAACTGAATATCTTGAAGACTGAGTTGGAGTTGTTACGAAATGCAAGGGGATAAAGATGCAATCCGAGAATACTTGGCGTCTATCGGAAGCCGAGGTGGAAGCGCTGCTACGGGAGCAAAGAAGCGACGACCTAAGGCGCACTACCAACGCATGGCCAAGCTCAGTCATGCCAAGCGAAAGGCCAAGCGAAAGGGAAAGCTCAGTGAACGATCCGGTAAATCCTAATCACTACAAGAAGGGTGAGATAGAGGCGATCGACGCCATCAAGTCAGCCCTGACTGAGGACGAGTGGCGAGGCTTCCTGAAAGGCACCGCCATCGCCTACCTCTGGAGGCTCGGTCATAAGGATGCCGTGGAACAGGACGCCCGGAAGACCCTCTGGTACGTCTCATGGCTTGCGGGGAAAGATCCGAGGGGATAAACTCCCCTCGTGCTATCTCCTAGAGACTTGGCCCCGGTGTTGAAGCTTTGCTCCGCCGGGGCATTTTTTTATCTGTAGCGCACCCGGTAGACACGACGCTCGCGCCCCGCACCGGGGTTCTTAACGACCTCTTCCAGCACATCGCCGGACTCAACGAGCGTCTGTAGGATCTCGTTACGATCGCGAGCCTTCATGCCCTGACAGGCTTTCGCAAGCTGAGTGCCGTTCATACCCTCGGCACCGGACTTGCGAATCAGGTTCAGGATCTTCTTGTGAGCCGCTTCAATATCGTTCTCAGCGACTTCGCGATACAGCAGGTCTGCCGTGTAATTGAATGACCACTTCACAAGGTCATGCGACATCTCAAAGATCTCGCCAGTCAGGACGGGCACACAGGGATCGATTGCGATTGCTTCAATCATGCCGACCTTCAGCACGATTTCGGAGAAGCGCACCCACAAGGCATCGTCGCCTCGGGACTGCTGAATCTGCCAATCCTTAATCTGGCTGTATCGCTCGAAGGCGGTACCTTCCCACTCGACGACGACCGGAGCCACGGTCGAGTTGGGGATCGACTGGATGTTAGTCAGGTTCCCAGCACCGTGCGGGATAACCGAAACCGAGTCCAGCATATCCTTGACGATGTCATCTGGTGGAGGCTGAAGCTCTGGGATCTGCGAGTTGGGATACTCCTCAAACGGCGGAACCAGCAGAATGCGACTCAGCGTACCGTTATCCACCATGTCAAAGTTCAGCGCCGGAATCAGCGTTCTCGGGGTTGTGGTACCGAAGAAGTTGAAATTAGGCTGGTTGATGTCGTAACGCTGGCGATCGCGAGAGTCAGCGTACTCCTGACCGTGATAGATACCGCTGCTTGACGAGTAGACCTCTAGCAAGGTCTTGATGATGTCGCGCTGATGTCCCGCTGCATTCTTCGCGGTCAAGCTCTGAAGGTACAGGCCCATCTCGTCAAGGTGAGAGATGCGCGACGGGTAGTCAAAAAGCGTGCGCAGGATAGCAACGCCAGAGCTGAAGCGATCGCCGCAGATGACCTGATTCAGGCCAGCCTTCATCAAGAGTTCTTTGATACGCTGACGGCTGTGATCCTTACCGGCACCGGGCTTTGCGACAGCAATCGCGAACAGATTGCAACGGGTGTTGATTTGCGACATCGCATACCGACGCCCGAAGAGCGCACCAAACATGCAGAGCGTGTTCATCAGCGCGAAGGTCGGTTGGGGCTGCTGTGCTGTAGCGTTAATCCAGCGAGTCACGCGCCCGACCAGAGACTGGCTCTGGAACCATTGGTGCGGGAAATTCTCGCGGGTGCTCTTGACGATGTCCTTTTTGTTTTGCTTGATGGAACTCAGGTCCACCTCAACAGCGCGAGCCTTCTGCGGATTCAGGCTGAGCGATACAGGCGGAACCCAGCCGTTCTGCTGCGCGTGGAAGTACAGCGAACCAGCGCCAATCTTGGTGGGCGGAGACTTGCTGTAGTGATCCCAACGCTGCCGGGTTTCAATCTGGTTGTATTTGCCAGAAGCCTGCGACCACTGGTCAAAGATGTAGAAGCCCTTCGCCTCGGTCGCGCAGTAAATCGCCATACCGATGCGGTTCCAGTCATCCCACGACAGGTCCGGATTCGGGACGTAGCGCAGGGCATCCTCAACGGCAGCGTAAGTACCAACCAGACCCTCGTAGGACGACTTCGCATCCTTATCGGGTACGAAGACCTGCCCTTTCGGGCTGAGCGATCGCTTGCGCAGGGGCGGCGGTAATGCTTTATAAGCCTCCTCCGCAGCCTCCAGCACCTGCTCACGGGTCACGAGCGGGAGCCGCTCTAATGAGATCTCGTGCGGAGCCTCGAAGGGCCACTCGTAAGGCTTGCTGGTATCCGGGTGTATTGCGTAGGCGACGAACTGCTGACCCTGCCCGAGCACTTCGATTGGGTGCAGCGAGATCTTGCTGAACGGCTCCAGAGTGCGGTACAGGTACAGCGCCTTCGGAGACTTGCCGATACGGATCAAATCCGTCTGGCCGAGCTTCTTCTGGAAGACGTTACCGACTTCAATGGCTACCTGCTGGTCAAGCACATCGATATCGATCGCGACCACCTCACCCGCTAGGATGCCGATGCCGCAACCGGGCCATTTTGACCAGATATCAACGTGGAAGTTCTGAGCGGTGACTTCGGTCCAGCGAGCAAGATCGCCCCACCTTTCACCGTCATACCGACCGGGACGCTTGGTACCCGGCATGATAGGAATGATGCGATAGCCCGCGTCAACGAGCTTCGCACCATACTGTTCCATGAAATTTTCAGACATTTTCTATTTGAACCTCTACTCGCTCCTCGCCGTATTCCTTTGAGGAAACGAGCTGTGCTACCGATGCATCATCCGCAAAGACGACGCCATTCAGGCCGTCCAAAATGGCCTTGACGATGTTGTCAATATCGGGACGCGATACATGCCATCCCGTCTTTTTCTTGTGGGAA